ATCTTCATAAATTAACCCATTTAAAAATTTTTCCGTCAATTATTTCCTCGAACGTGTCATTTTCCTTATATCTTTTCAATAATTCCTTCCAGGATAAGCCAAAAGTTTTTTCTAAGTGTGGATAGTCCGGGAATGATTTCCACTCCCCACCCCAGGCCCATCCCAAATATTTAAAATAATCAATAACTTCCATCCAATCGGGCTTATTGTCTTTGTCGGTGTCTGACTCAATATTCCATGAAGCAGTTTCAAAACTGCCATCATTATTTTTATCGATAAGTAAGACGATATCAATTGCCAGTCCATAATTATGTATAGATTGGCCGGCACGTGCATTAGTTACTATGCCAAAGCGATTCCCTTTCTTATCAAACAGTTTAGTACGCCCTACTTGGAATAACTCATCCTGTTCACCGAAGGTCCTTAAAGTATAAGCGAATCTGAGCCTGACATTTTTACCAAGCAACTTGTGATTTATGTATTTGTAAGCTTCAAGGGCTTCTTGGCGTACTTTAGGATGTAACAGCTTAATTCGATTGAGAGTAACCAGGTCCATTGCTTATGATTTTATTTGGGCAATTATCACAAGTTGCTTTATAGCCTTCAACAACAGCTCTCAATATTTTAATTTCCTCTTTAAGCTGATAAATTTCTACGGCTGTATCATTTACGAACTGTTGATAAACTTTTTGCATAATATCCAATGCATTGGCACTTTTCATATCAGCAGCTGCCTTTCTTTCCTTTTTAGCCAAAATGAGGGAAAGCAGTCCGCCCCCACCAAAAGCAACGCTTATAATAGCGGCTACTATATGCACTAACTCAGGATTCATTTTTTCCTATTTCTACACCAAACATTTTAGAAAGGCCATATATAAGTATGTCGAATGCCCTCAGATAAAGCAATACCCTTTCTCCTGTTTCAGCCGGGATGATCTCGTCAGAGACTACAATAAAACTGGCAACAGAGGTAAGCAATAGTGTAATCCTGAACATGTTTTTGGCCCATTTAGGGGTAGTACTGTTTAATGCTTTTACGGAAAAAGCGTATGTCTTTGCTTTCATAATTAAGGATTAAGAATTGTACCGTTTATAGCTATCCATTGTCCGGTTTCGCTTGTTTTTTTATAAATTATTCCAGAGCCTACATTTGGCGCGACTATTTCAAAACCAGCTTTAACTCCAGGATAGGCAGTATTTAATTCAGCGGCTGATTTAGTCGATGTAAAAGATAAGTCGGTAACGCACAGTTTTTCTAATTTGTCTTCAACCCATTTCACATCTGGAATTGATCTATCTGTATAATCCGCTGAATAATCTGCGCCATAAGAAGCAATTCCGTATTGAGTTGAGGTGCCATCGTTAAATAATACATAGGCGTTGCTTCTTGTTGAGGGATCAATACCATTTCCGGCTATGAATATGGGACTTCCCAAAACCCAAGATGACTCTGTGTTTACTATGGGGCTATTATATCGGCCAACTACTAGAGAACCGAAAGCGTTTGCAACATTATAATGACCTGTGGCTATAGAGGCATAGCCATTGGCATCAGTATAGATACCTATAGCAAAAGAACCTGTGTTGGATGCACTAGAGTTTTGCCCAGCTGCAAACGAATAAACTCCAGTGGCATCTACATTATTCCCGACAGCAAAAGAATATTGCTGGGTTGCCCTTGTATTAAAACCTGACGAAAAACTATAAGGCCCCGACGCTATTGATCCTGCTCCCATAGCAAAAGCACCTATTCCACTGGCAGTCGCTTGAGCTATAGCAATAGAATTTGCGCCACTAGCGGTTGATGCTTGACCAAATGCGACAGAGTTTGGTCCAGTGGCTCCTTTAGTAGTAGAAGCCGTAGAACTATAACTGAAATCCACAGCCCTATGGCCAATTGTTCCATAATTGGCCGGGTCTCTATTAGCAATGGTATAACCCACGCCGCTGCCTTCATTTATTGCCTGGAATACAGAGATATTAGCTAAGCTTTCTTGTAAATTGGGAATATCTGATATTTCCAACTCTACAACGCCGTTGTATCCATTAACGCTGGTAACATCATTACTATTAATCGATTTATACCAAGTGCCGTCATTACCATATACAGCATAGTCCCCTATAGAAAAAGTTATAGTGCCGCTCCCAAAATCCTGTGTGCCCGCTGTAGTAACTTCATACACCATACCTGCATTACCTGTACCATTAGTCAGTAGTGGCGTATTTGTTGCCGCATTCCATTGCCCTTCAAAGGTCATTATAGAGTTGGGTAATTGTCCTGCAGGTATTTTACCGCCACTGTCAAGTGTAGCAAGTCCGTTGGGCAAGCCTATAGCATCTTTTGTCAAAATCTCGTCACCATTATAATTGAAAGTGGCTTCAGGAGAGGTTGTCACATTTATATCACCATCAGAAGTCAAATAAATTTCCTGCGCTTCAATACCAAATATCCTATCAATTTCAGCCTCTGACTGGCGGGTGAGCACCTGATCAAGCCCAAGGGCCTCAATATTAACCCAGTCTTCGCCATTATGATATTCCAGCAGATTGGTTTCTGAATTTATCTGAATACGGCCTTTGTAACGCAGGTTAGGATAAATGCTGTCATGGTTGCGTACAGGCATTACCAAAGTGCTGTCAGCCTGTAGCCCGCCTAAGTATCGTGTAGCGCGATTTGGTGAACCTTGCGTCTGAACCGTTTGTGAAAAGCCAGCCATTGAGATAAACAACGCTATAAGAGTTAAAATTTTCTGCTTCATTCTTTAGGATTTGGAATAAAATATTACATGTTTTTCGCCGGCATACACTTTCCATTCCGATATAGTTCCTGTAACCGGATCAAAAGTGAAGCCTTCGGTGAATAATTGGTTATTTGCAACGATCATGTCAATTGAAGCTGCGCCTACAAATGCACTATTTTTTATTGAATTCCCATTCGACTCTATGATTATAGTTTTCCACAGTTTAAGATCGCTTTGCATAGCAAAAGTATCGTCTGAAGATTTAGCCGGAATTGTATGGGTCACGTTAGCGCCAGGCTCTGCATATCGCAGCTTTACTGTTTTATTGCTCGTTTCGTTTGTATAGTCTATACCTTCACCACTATACCTAAATTTTTCACTATTACCAGATAACACTATAGGCAAAGCAGCACTGCCACTCGTTGCTAAAAGCTGTTGCAACGTTGGTATTGGTGAGGGCTTTACTGTACTTTTTGTAGCAATGGTGAAATCTGCGCTTGAAAATGGTTGTGATCCACCTCCATAAATACCCGGTTCACCGGTAAATAAAGACATATTTAATGTTGAGCCTGTATAATAGCTTAGATAATGAGTTTTTTTCTCATCACTAAAATCACGTTGCTGAGAGTTTGCTATTGATAAAAAATCTTCTTCAGCAATTTCACCTAATTCGGCTACATTTTCAGGCTCAATATCTTCAGGGACCAAAGCTGTAACTGAAAGGAGCTTAAATTGCGCAGACGTTACTGCCGTACCATGCGGTAGAGACCCCCATACACCCTTACCGCCAAGGAAAACAAAAACATGTTTGTAATAGGCCTCATCAACCTTCGCTGTCGAAGCCAAAAACACAGGTGTATTGGTTTCAATTATTGACATGAATCCCCCTGAAAGTAATCCGGAAGGTGGACTTTGATTAATATATTGTGCTAATTCGGAAGTTGTGGACGGAGGACTTACTCCTCTTCTCGGACTTATGGAAATATAGCGCCCTGTATTGTTTTGAGCTGGCGATGAGCCGTTTCCACCTCCTGACCGGGTGTAAAGTACGTCGATAAGCGCTTGCTGTAGAGCAGAAGCGGAATCATAAATACTACCGTTGACAGAAAAATGCTCAAAACCCGATAAAGGCACAAGTACATCTTTCCTTTCATAGCAGTTGAAGATCTCAATCCTGTCGCCGCGTACAATCGAAATGTAATTTTTGAAATAGTGTATCCCGTTCAGCGAAAAACACGTATCACTTATGGTGTTTATAATATTCATGCTATCTTATTTTTTTAAGGGTTAAGCCTTTTCCGGACAGCGTTTTTGCCATGGCAAAATCAGGTTGCCGTGTCCTTACCAGGTACCGCTTTACATTTTCCCAAATTGTAAAGGCAGCATCACGATTAAGGTTGTAAATAGTCTTCTTAGCTGCTGGGTCAACGGGCCTGCTGTCCGGATTCAATTTTTCCACTACCGAGAACGGCGTGTCTGTTACAGATGAAAACATGATGTATCTGGCATAAGCGAAGTATGCCAACACCATTTTCAGGCCATAATTTGTATAGCCAATGCCATCTGTTTCGTAAATACCACCTTCGAAAAGCTCTTCATAACCTTGTGGAGAAGCTATTATTTTATTGTACAGAGCTTCACCAATGAGCGGCTGCACATCAAGCAGCTGGGCATCCAGTATCATTTCATTAAGTTTGGCATCATGAGGGGTTTTTGCGATCTGTCGATATTTTGCTATATCATTCCTTGTTATCAGGGGCTGCATCGTCTATCAATTTTAAGGGTTGTACTTTTACGTTTGAATAATCCTGTGACTTTTCGAGCAGCCGGTTGATTATTGAGGTTAAAAGATTGCGCTCTTTTGTTGTGTTTTCCCAATAGGTGCGCTTCATTTCACGAATTGCCTCGCCTGAATTTCCAAACAAGGATGTCTCATTAGTCTTGATCAATCCTGCCGGGAGGTTGTTGAAAGCCACAAGAATGTTTTCCCTTACACTGGTTTCAGTATAATTAAAAAGCTTATCATCAATCCTGCTCTCGATCTGCTTTATAAGGATGGCATCTTCAAGCTTTTCGCCAGCGAAGTCCATTTCGAGGCATAATACACCTCCCGTATTTTCGGCGCCAAGGCTGTCTCTTATAGCTTGCTGGAAACGTTCCCTCTCGCTTTCCGCATCCCGGAATGCTTTGCTGCCTGGGTCAAGCCCTTCGCCGACAAGGGGACGGGTAACCACAAGCGTATTACCGAAAAATCCCTTCCTGAGCAGTCGGTTCTTGTATGTTGATGCCTGGGCCTCGCTGTCACAATCTTCAGCAACTGAGTCTATCCTTGACAGCGGATACAGCAGCTTAGTATCCATATTTACAAATAGTACCTGGCCTTTGTAGTGCTCCCAGCCTCCGGCTTTCTCAATCTGGGCATCAATTACTTTCTTGCGAGGGTTATAAATGTCGATCAACTGGATGTCTGATCTTTTAGGTTTTAGCCACTCTTTGCAAACCGCAATTTTTCCTGCATAATCGTTGCTGTCGGTTTTGCCAATACGGCACCATTCATAAGGAATTACACTAAAATCAGTAATTTGGTAGAGGGCATTCCAGTTGATATGGATAAACACGCCGCGCTGTTTTACAAGGTCATCGGCAACATCGTCCGCAAAATCTATGAGCTTAAGATTTTTTTCCTTACTTATAATTAAGCTGTCGTTCTTCGGGCCATAACCTTTGCCAATGAGATACTGCACCATGATCGCCGCTGCCGATTTTGCCGTGACGCTGTTGTTGATCAGCCGGTCCATACGCTCAGGGTAGGCATTGTCTGTATCATTTGCATATACGTCTGCCGATTTGCTCCAGGGTGTGAGCCTTTTCCAAACATCGATCAGCAGGGTTTTCATTGAGGTTTGGTTACAGAAGTATCGGGAGAGGCCTTAACGGTGGGTTCTTTTTTTTTCGCCTGCTTAGCTTTTTTATAGACACGCTTCAGTTGGGCTGCCTCGACAAAAAGTGGCTCTTTTTTTACCGGCATTTGTGCAAAATACCTTTCACCGTTTTTATGCTGGAGCAGTTTTTGGGCAAACGCGTCAGTAATATTACCATTGTTTACCAGGATTGGGGAGCCAAACTCAAGCGGTATGTTCTCATATTTGGCATGAAGCCTGTAATTGCATGTATTTGCCATGGCTTTGAAATGATTTTTATACCTGTGGAGGTATTCGGTTAGACATTTGGGGCACGCCGGGTTTACCTTTTCCCTGAAAATGGAGACATATTCCTTAAGGAACAGTTCCAGGTATCGCTCGCCATTACCCGTAACGCTACGGGTAATGGTGGCAATATCCATAGAGGCAAAGTCCATGATTATGCTTCAGCCTGGGCAAATTTGTTGGTAAAGGCCGTTTTGGTCGCAGCATAGTCACCGTCCAGCAGTGTCCTTGGCATAGTGGTTTCCTCATAACCGTCTGCACTGGCAAGGTCAAACATTATCATGTTATCATTTTCCCTTGAGTTATTGGTCATAGCCATGAGTTCCAGGCCTGAGGATAGTCCCAGCACTTCGAATGCGTCCCCGCTATTGGCGCCCTTCCAAACCTGTTCGATCACAACCACATACTTAGCGCCCTTAGAAAGGCTGTCGGCTTGCTGCTTGTTCAGGGCAGATGGATTAAAGATCACTCCCGAAAACGTGTGCTTGAACTTGTCGGGGGCATTTTCCTTTTTAATAAGTTCCCACGCTTTTCCGTTCGACTGTTTTACCCCGGTAAGCAGGAAGCCTGTTTTTCCGGCTTTAAGCTGAAGGTTGGTAACCAGCACCCTGTTAGTAGCATCGGTTGTGGTGGCAGCCACGTCTATATCTTCTTTTTTAATAAGGATAACGTTTTGCTCAATGCCGCCTATAGGCGCATTGACGCAGTCAAACAATATATCTGCAGTTAAATTTCCTGTGCAATCTATTGGCATGTTGTTTTAGATTTTAAGATTGAAAGATTTAGATTGAAAGATTTAGAACTTAGTACGCCGCTACGGTCATATATGCCTCAAGGTGCTTGGCATCTATAGTGTAGGCCGCATCCATTATATTGGTTTTAAGTGTTTTGTCATAAAACACATCAAGTTTGGTAAGGTCGTCTTCGCTAAGGGTGCCCACAGGAATATTACTCTTTGTGGTGAACACCGCCCTGTGTGGCAGGTTCCATTTAGTACCGTTATCCTGGTAGGTTTTAATATAGCGGTCCCAATCATAGCGCACTTTAACTTCTATCCCGTCAAAGTACAGCTTAGGGCGCCCTTCCTCAACGACTTCCAGAAAGCCTGAGCCAAGGTTCTTGTTGCGCAGCGTGGCGCGGTAGTTATCGGCAAGGGAGCGGGTAGCAAGGATAAAGCTGTCGTCTGCCGAAACAAGTCGCTCATCTGCGGCGATTACCATTGCTTCAAAAATGGCAAGTGCCGCATCTTCTTCAAGAGCCTGAGCTGCGTAAGAGCTTTGTGCATTTTTGGCAATTGTTACATAATTAGCAACGTTGGTGGGCACTTCAGAGAAAATTTGTTTGAACAACCCGTCAAATGAGTTAAAGTAATCCAGGTCGGTACCATTCTTAAACACTCCACCATCGGCAATGGTTTCGGCAGCGGTGTCGTTAAACCATATCTTGCGGTGCATGTTCTCGAGCATGGCCGATTCTACCGCCGAAATGATCACGCCAAATTCCTGTGTGCCCACGGCATCAAAAAAATCAGGGTTTATGCGCTGTGATTTCCTGAATAGCTTGAGCAGGGCGGGCATATCGGCCTGGCAATGCTTAAGGCGGAAATCTTCAAGGACAGGAGTCCAGAATTTTTCTGTCAGCTCAAAGCCGCCTGCTTCGCTGGGTGTGCAGCCGGTAGTTTTTTTGCCCAAAAGGCCCAGCCTGCCGGCAAAAGCAATTTGTGTTTTTACGTCAATACCTGTTTCTATTTCGTGATATTCGGCCAGGTCTGAGTCATTGTAAACCCTTTGAAAGATCACCCCGCTTACCGTTTCGGCCTCGCGGGCGTTGAGTGTTAAAGCATCTGCATCAATAAGAGCCATTATTTCCTGTTTTTAGAGTTTAAATATTCTTTCATGCCGGCCAGCCTGTCGGGTTCACCCGGTTTCCTGTATGCCGCCTTTTTGCCATCTACGCTAAACTTTGATGTTACCTGCCTCTTCAGGGCAAGCACTTCGCTTTTTATGGTAGTGAGCTGGCGTTTCAGGGCCTTGTTCTCGGCGCGCAGGGCGGCCGCTTCGGCATCCTCTTCAGGCTCAATGATCTCCATAAGCTCGCCTGCCTCAAATACATAGGTAAAGCCGTCGGGCAGCAGGTATTCGCCCTGGGCAGGCTTACCGTCTACGGTTGCTGTTGCACCTACTTCGACTACGCCGTCGTCAGGCAGTTCGGTAAAATCAATTTCGGCGCCGGTAGCGTCCTGTATTACTTTGTTAAGGATGGCATTGTGCCTGAACCTGCCAAGCACGCGTTCAAACAGGCTTTCCATCCAGTGCCTGTCTTTTTCGGTAAATGTTCCCGTCATAGTAGAATTTGGTTTAATAAATGCTTTTGCTGCAGCCTTAACCTGCTGCGAGGTGGTAAAGCCCAGGGCGGTAAGCTGGGTGCCCGTGAGCCATGTTTCGTTTTTCAGCAAGGGGAGTATCGCCTCTTCGCCCACATTGAGGGCTTTTTTGTAAAAGCCCACCATTTTCTTTTCGATGGTACGCAGCTGCCCGGCAAACTGCTCCAGTTCGTCGGCGGTGCCCATCGACCCGCCCCAGGGGAGGTGTATCATGAATGGCGTGTTTTCACGGATGAGCCGCTTTTCGCCGGCCATAAAGATCACCGTGGCTATGGAGGCCACAATGCCGCTGCCGATGGTGGTGACGGGCCTGCCGAGCGATTTGAGGTAGTGGTAAATATCGAACCCCACATCTACCAGGCCGCCCTCGCTGTTAATGTGTACATTAAAGGCAGTGGCTTTTGGCTGCTTTTTTACCTGGCCTATCACATCTAGGAGCTCAACGCCGGGAGTGCCGTCAAAAGAGCCTATCTGGCCGGAGATATAAATGTTTCCTGTCATTTTGATGTTGATTTGTTATGCGGTTATCTGTTGATTTGATAACCGTACAACATGAACAAGGAAATCTTTAGGAAGGCTTGGGAGACGATTCCGGAATCGTGGTTAATTGTAATTTTAAAATGTGGTAATTTGAAAATTTGTAAATGCTAGTGCGATCTTCAAATTGTACATTGCAAAGTTACGGCAGTTTTTTGATGGTTTAGTGAAGCCGTTCTTTCACTAAAAAAATGAGGTTTTGCAGGGGTTCCGGTTGATTTTTAGTTTTTCACTGTATGCTTTTCCACGACAAAAATTCTTAAAAGGCAAAATGCAGCGGTATGAAAAAATTTATCCGTTATATTTGAACTAACCAATGAACCAACTACAGTGAAATTCCATATCTTATTTTTAATATCTGTCCTGGCAGCCGGCTGTGCAGGTGAGCGTGAGTTTCCGGCTGTAAAAAAACTTTCAGAATATAAGCAAACTGAATTTGCCGCTACCCCACAGGAAAAATTAATATCCGGCAAAAATACTGTCTATAGCGTGCCTTTGCTGCTGGCATGGCAAGAAGTAAAGAAAGAATCGGGGGGGGATGTAAAAATAGATGAAAGCAACCCATCGTTGGAAAGCCTTAACAGCTCAACATCCTGGAAAAATACACTCGAAAAAGGCGAATATCAGTCATCAGCTACAGTTGATAGTGATGGATCTATTAAAGCCCAGGCAGAATTGAGTAAAGCTTTACCATTAAAACAGCCGCTTAAGGATTATGGAACCGAATTAAAATTTGATGGCGAAGCTGTAAAGTCGTTTGGGCTTAAATATACTGATTATGACTTTTTTGGCTCAACAAGAATACTGTATTACAAAGATGATACAGAATTCATTGTCAAGCTTATTCCTGAAGATCCTGAACATGAAATATTGCTTTACATGCCAAATAAAAAATATGCGACCATGCAGCACATGCTTGATGCCATGGCTGAAAAGATCGAGGCAGGGAAGACAGAATTTAAGCAATATGAAAAACGATGGAAATTTGGTATTGAGGTCGAGGGCGACGAAATACTCATTCCAAAAATTAATTTCAACATTGAAACCAATTATACAAATATTGAAGGAAGCACCCTTGATATCAAAGGCAAAAAACATATGATAGAGGAAGCATGGCAGCGTACAGCGTTTATGCTCGATGAGCTGGGGGCTGAGGTGGAGTCTGAAGCAGAAATGGAAACTACTACTGAAGAGATGCCCGTGGTTGAAGAAAAACCGCATCCTAAAAAACTTCGTTTTGACAAACCTTTTTTTGTAGTATTGAAGCGTAATGAAAGCCACAACCCTTATTTTGCAATGTGGGTAGAGAATACGGAATTAATGCTTAAACAATGATGAAATACCTTTTTACATTACTGGCGCTGCTACTGCTTACAGCCTGCGGCAAAGACCCTAAAAATGAGCAAACAAAGGACACCGTTCCTGAGCCTACAGCGGCAGACAGCATTCCCGCAGAAGAAAGCAGCCTCTATATCAAAGACCCCTCATTGTATTCACAAGGATTTCTTGCAGGACTTGAAGAACAAGGATATCCCTCACCCTTACAAATTATAGACGATTATGTGGTGGTTGAAGGCGACACTGTCCACTTTCCAGCTGAACTGAAGCAAAACCAGGATTATCGTTTTACAGGCTTCACTGAAACGCACTTTTACCAACTGGCTGTAAAACGCATTAATTTAACTGCCATTGAGTATGACTTTGCTGTATTTGAGGATGAGAAACCTATTTACAGCAGCAAAGGCAGTGCCGACCTTAACAGTTATTTCTTCCTTGCAGCCGAATCGCTGGAGGATAGCGAAACGGGAACTGCTTATGGGGCCTATGAATATATAAATAAGCAAAGTGATTGCAGTTTTACCGTTACCATTGGCAGCCGTGATGAGGAGGGCCGCCTGCGGGCAACAGCTTACGAATCCTGTATCGGGACGCAAACCCGGCCGGAAGGCGCTGCAATTACGCTAAGAGAGTCAAAGTAGCGTTTAACCCTCCATAAACCCTATCACATTAAAGAGTGTTCGCGGCGTTATCTTGTACTCATCGGCCACGATGCGGGCAGCAATGGTTTTTTGCCTACTGTTATAACGGTTGCTCAGTGCTTCGAGTTCCTTTACATAGGCCTCATAATAGACTTTCCAGTCCAGTATGTGCACCGGGATGAGGTTCTTGCCCATGAGCTTCATAAAGTCGTCTCCAAGGGCTGTTATCGTTTCGTAGCGGGTCATTGCCATTTGTTCTTTGGGCAAATATCATTGGAACGCACCTTTGCCGATAGCGGACAGCTGCACACGCTGCAGTAGGCGCCCTCGACTTCCTTAAGCCTGTCTTTTACAAAGGCCAGCAGCTTTCCCTGCTTAGCAAACGGGCAGGAGGCGCATATTGCTGCGCGTTCCTTAGCTGTGGACTCGCTTATTTCGCCAGGGCTTATATAATTTTTCCACCCTGAGAGTATTGCAGTTATATCCAAGAAAAAATTTATTCGAAATCTTAAAATTTTAACATTTTGGCATCTATTTTGTTTTTAGATTAGCGGACCTATTAATTCAAACACTATGAGAAATTTTACACTGCTTCTGGCATTATTTGCCAGCTTTATTATTACTGCCCAGGATCATCCCAAAAAAAGGCCGGAATTACTGCTAGGTAAAGAAGTTACGATCAAAGAGCTTAGCGAGTATAAACAAAAAGAAGGATATACTAACTTCTATACCAATGAGGCACTGCTCAAGGTATATGAAAAAGGCTATATGAACACAAAATATGAGGCTCTTGTAGGTAAAACCTTTAAGGTATTGAGTGTCGACCCTATAACAGACATTATTGGACAACCCGGACACAGCATAAAACTTCAGGGCGAAGACGGTACGATACTATATCATGAATATGATACGAATTACTATTATTTTATAGTGAAGGGCGGCCTTGACTATCCTGCCGATTTCTTTTGTGACTTTATTAAAGAAGAGCCTTTCTTGGATACGGGCATGACCGATTACATAATAAGCCCTTCCAGCGCCATCGCCCTGATAAAGAGAAAAGGGACTAAGATTACCGGCTATACACTTGTTGTTACTTCATTCGGGGCAAGCCTGGACACCGCAACAGGCGTTACTTTACATTTTGATAATGGCGCAAAGATAACAAGGCCGTCTGTGAAACCATCCATAGATGTAACCAGCATAGGCACCTATACATATAGGGCATCTGTCTTGCTGACAGATAAAGAATTTGAGTTAGTTAAAAATAATGCAATAGTAGAATATAAAGTAGGTCCATATCAGGAAACAATGGATAGTAATGAGTGGGCCGAAATTAAAAATGCCTTACCCTGCCTGCTTAGCAAATAGTTTTATTAAGACCCGGCGTAGCCGGGTTTTTTTTATTAAAAATTAGCCCCGTCCCTTATCCTAGCATAGCTGTTGCCCTCGGTAATAATGTCCTGTACCGCCACTACCGGCGGCGGCAGGCTGGCATTTGCACCGGCTATTTTTGCGGCCAATTCGTCCATATTTATTTGCTGCTGTGCCATTTCACGAGACACTATACCACCATTGGCAAAATAATTTGGCGCTGCGGCACCACCGGCCGGGAAGGCGTTATTGAACGCCATAAAATGACGGGCGGCATTGCGGTTCATGATCCCGATGATCTCACCCTGTTCAGCTTCAAACGCAGTTCCGTCTGACCCGCTGAACAATGTGCCGCCGGCATTATGCCTGTTGCCTCCCACATTCATGAGGCCTCCCTGCTCAAATTTAGGAGGCTTCGGTTTTTTTGCGCTCTTTATTTCCTTAATCTGCTTTGCCGTTTTTACCGCAGTAGTGGCTGTAAGCACACCCTTTATAATACCATCGGCCAGTGGGTTTCCTGTAATTGTGCCCGCCCAGATAGACAGTATCGCCTGCCCGGCGTTCATGGTTGCCTGTGCAATGGCCAATTCCTTAGACTGCCCGAAAGCCTCACCAAGGGCATTGGCTACGTTTTGCATTGTGCCCAGTTGGGTCTCCATTTGCTGCAAGGCTAGCTGGCGCTGCATCTTATCTTTTTTTTCCTGTGCTTCCGATTCTAATACATCATATTCCTCCTGCGTAATTTTTTTTGCTTCCAGAAGTTGTTTAAGGCGTGCTATCTCCTCTTCAAAACGAATTTCCTCCTGTACTTTTTTTTCTTCTTATTTGGTTTGGGCACTTGCCAGTATCATCATTTTATCTGCTGCAATGCGGTCTGCCTCCTTTTGCCTTCTCTGTTCCTTCAAAGCTTCCTCATTAGCTGCCTTGCTTTCATCAAATTCTCTTTGGAGCTGCTCCCTGCCCTGCAGGTATGTTAGCTCATCTGCAGTCATTTCTGAAAGATCATTTTTTTTCTTCTCAAGAACTTCTTCACTAACTTTAGTTTCCGTGGCAAGCTGCTGTAGTTTTAAATGCATTAGCTTCTTAAGGCGTTTCTCTTCCTCTTCAAGAATTTGCTCATTGAGTTCCCTGCCGTTTTGTATATGGGACCTGCTTCGGGATAGTTCCAGATCAAGCAACGCCCTGCCGTGCTCAATTGTAATATTGGCAACTTTATCGTTAAGGGCCATCGTGCTATCCAGTACAGCTTTTTGATATTCAAGCTCCGTTATTTTTTTTGCTTCCAGTTCTGCCTTCAGCAGTTCCAGCGACTTTTTGTTTATAGTTTCTTCAAATTCCAGGCGCTCCTTGAGCGTCTTCGCTTTTTCATTGCCCTGCGCTATAAATAGGTCAAGCTCCTGTTTTTGTTTTTGCAGTGCATGCTCAAGCGCTTTTTGCCTGTCGGCCTCCTCTTTATCACGCTGCTCCTTTCGAATTGCCTCCACTTTTTCCCGGCCCGCCTTTTCCATTGCTACACCTTGGGCAATGGCGTCTTTTTGTTTTTGCAACAGTTCTTCAATTTCCGCTTTTTCTTTACTCGTGAGCTCGTCCTGTTCCAGTTTCAAATTAAGCAGTTCTGCCTCCTGTCCCAGGCGTTTCGTCATCAGCTTGTTCTGGGCTTTGGCTGTTTCAATAGCTTTTAAAGCAGCGGCTTCGCGTTCGCCAAAGCTTTTATTGGTGTCGTCGGCAATACTGTTTTGGGCATCAAGTTCCCTGCCTAGCTCAGCTGTTCGTTTGGTATAATCAGCCTGGCTTTTGTCAAGCTGTTTCTGGAGCTCATCAATTCTTTGGCCGCGTTTCCAGGCATCATCAAAAAAACCGGCAGTGGCCTGTGCTGCATTTTTGGCTTTGCCTATTACGTCTTCCACACCTGTGGTTGCCTGAAGCACACCGTTACCTATCTTTTTAAAGTCGAGCGTCATGATGCCCTCCAGTATTTCGCCAAAGGCAGTAAAACGGTTAATGAGGTTCTGCTTTACAAATTCATACAGCGCCGTCATGCTTTCCTGGGGCTTTGTGAAGGCATCTACGAGAAATTTACCCACGTTTGCGAATACCGACATCAACGCCTGGAAAACCGATTGCAGGGGGCGTGTTACGGCCGTTACCTTATCCATACCCTCTTCGGTATTGGTAAGGAATTTAATGACCGGGCTTAAAACGGCAGCCAGGGCGGTAATTACAGCCCCCAGCGGGGTAGCCACAAACGCCAGCGCCGACCTTGTCATTCCGCCTATGCCCTCGGCCATGCCGTTAAACGCTTTTGCCACCAGCGGGCCTGTACCCCCGGCCTCCTGGGCACGGGATATAAAGCCACCCAGCCCGCCGTTAAACAGGTTAATGCTTTCAAAGCTTTCTTTTACCTGTTCCTTGTAATCGTTAAAGGTGGTTACCTGTTGTGCTGCGCTGCCTGCACTTTCGGCAATAAGGGCATTATTTTCCTTTATGGCGGCATTGGCATCGGCCAGGGTACCCGTTATGCCATCTGCACTTTCACTGAGGCTGTCCATCGCCTGTGATGAGTTTTCCATTGCCTCTGAAAGGTCTTCGAAAGCATTGGCCGAATCCGTTGCAGCTTTTTTAACGGCTTTTTGCGAATCTGCCAGTTCTTTATTCTTGCTTATCTGCGCTGTTAGCGCCTTTGTTTGTGCGTCAAGTGCCGCGAGCAGCTTTTGGAGCGCCTCCTGTGTTTGTTTGAAATGGTTTGATGAAGCCTCTCCGGCATCCTTAAGCGCCTGGAGCTCCGCCTTGAGTTGCGTAATGGCCTGCCTGCAGTCGGCCGAGGATTTTATGAGCCCCTGTACATCGAGGTCAAGCTGTGCAAGTATGATCTTTTCTGCCATTTTA